GTGGAAGAATGCAACCTGCGCGTTGACGAACCTCCTTTCTAGTAATGAACTAGAAGAAGCTTCGACAATTAATGACCTCTCAGACGAAGAAGTTGTCATTTATAATGACTTGCTCGCTCTCCATGGAGAACAGGTATCACCTGAACCTACAGACAGCGAGTTTTACTTCTTCGCTTATATTAGCCAATCGCGCTTCTTACCGTTACCTTCTATGAAAGCAACGGGTCTAAAGATAGTCGATTACATTAAAGGCTTGGTCGAAGACCGAGACCCTGAATATTATCGACACGCAATAGATGCCGGTCAGATATTATCTGAACGGGTTCGCTTAATGGCTTTAAAACAGAATAAGCGCCTATACCAGGAGACCCACTTGAGTTTATCAAGTGGCTCGTGCTGGGAAGCCGCACGATCAGAACTAGGGAAGTGGCATGTTATGCTACCTCAAAGTGAGCTGATCGAATTCTTCGAAAGTCCAGCAGGGAACATCCTCTCGGAAGAAGACGGCATGCTAATTGACATGTACGGTAATACCGTTTGTCCAATTGAGCTTGCCAATTATCCGCTGTGGAGCGTTGCCTATCTCGAAGAGCCTCTCGAGGGAAATCTTGGTGATTGTTATACAATACACGAGAACCTCGGCACGCAATTCGATAAGGGCTTTGACAGTCGCCTGGGACTACTCCTTTTCTTATGGGCTTCCCATAAGAAAATGGAACACGATGAAGGAGAGTTTGAATTTATCAAATCCAAACTGCTTATCATTGGAGAACCAGGCTGTAAAATTCGACCTTTAACCGCCAGCGAGACTTGGGCATACCTGTACATGGTACCGGCTATGCATATTCTCAAGGAGGCAATTGAATGCCTCCCTGGCGCTAGAGTTGGGCTAACTGAACATGATAACTTGTGGAGGTTTGGAACCTCGTACAACAATCATTTCAATCCAGATGTATTCAAAGGTGAAATACCTGAATATATCTCAAGCTCGGATCTTAGTTCCGCAACCGATAGGTTCGGACATAAACTTGCGAGCAGCCTAATGGAAGGTTTTGTAATGAACTGTGATGCGACGATGGGAACAAAAGCTTACTTAGCAAATGCTATTAAACTATGTTGCTCCCCTCGTCAAGTTCATTTTAACACGACAAACCGGCTAGCTAGGATGATCGGGAATACTATTCCCGATCAAGTTAGCAGAGATGGCAAAGAGATTGTCTTCACCACACAATGTGGGGTGATGATGGGCGATCCTATTACTAAGGTACTTCTTACCATGGCCTCAATGGCCTCGTGGGAATGTACCAAAGTTGGGTTCGAACATCTGAACGAAGTCAACTTTGCCACCTACTTGCGCAAAGCATATGGTGCTCGACGTGAACGTCGAACACCTGGCTCTGCATTTGCATGTGCCGGTGATGATCATACTGCTGTAGGAACGAAGCAGGACGTGATACGTCCACCACGTTTCTTACAGTCGATGAATTTAGAAATCTCATGGGATAAGTACTGCATTTCTAAGAAATACGTATCTTATTGCCAGGCCTTTGGGTACGCGCCTCGGTTCAACCGAAGCATACACCGTGATATTATCAAGGTGCGCCTACTCAATGAATTCCGCAAGCAAGGTGGGCACGACTCTTTTGAAGAGCCGGACCCGCTTGTGGGAAAAGCCAGAGATTTAGAAAGATCTGTAAGGCATATTGGCTCGAAGAACTATAAAGAATTTATAGAGGCGGTAATACCGCTTGCTCTTCGTGCCGGCATGCCCAGATGGTTTGAAACCAAAATCTTTAAGAACCCGCAGAGCTATATGCCCAGCGCGTTCGGAGGATTAGGAATTCCGTCAACAGTGCATTGGTGGGAGTCAGAAAAGTGTTGTAAGATTTACAAGACTTATTGCCTCGACCATTGCCCTGGACTTTTGACCAAGAAGGTCCAAGATAAATCTTGGCACCGGGGTCAGGAATTCCATGAACAGGTTGTACACCTCGGGACACTCATGGAAGGTAAAACCTTCCGGGAAGCCTGGGTCGA